GACGCTGATTTCGATGGTTCGTTTGAAACAGTAATAGGTCCATTCACCTTTGAATTGGAGGACGAGGAATGAGTTTGAATGACATCATAGACATCGTGATCACGCGCCAGCCTGTGGTGCCCACCGCAGAAGGGTTTGGGTATGCGAACTTTGTTTCGCCGCTCTCAACCTTCACCCCGCGCATCAAGAGCTATGCGAACATCACCGAGGTCGAAGCTGATGCCCAGCTTGGCTCTGATGCTCTTGATTTCGCCGGTCGGTATTTCGGCCAGGCCGTCCGCCCCCAGCGTCTTTATGTGACGAAGAAAGGCGGCGGCGATACTTATGTCCAGGCTCTGACAGCAGCCGAAGAAGCTGGATCGACAACCGATTGGTATGGCGTTGCCATTGACTCTGATTCAGATGCCGACATCCTCGCTGTTGCTGCATGGGCAGAGACGCGGGTCAAGATCTTTGGAGCCAAGACAGCCGATGTCTCTGTCTACGATCCCGATGATGAGTACAACATCCTGAGCGTGCTCAAGGATCTTGGCTATGATCGGACGTTCCTTTTCTATCATCAGGACTCGGCCACTGAGAACGTCGAGGGCGCTCCCTTCGGTCTTCAGCTTCCAAAGAATCCTGGCTCCAGCAACTGGGCATACAAACGCTTCTCTGGTGTTGAATCGAGCAGCATCAATGCGACCCAGAGGACACAGATCCTCGATCGCTATGGCAACTGCTATACCAATCGAAACAACTTCAACGTCTTTGAAAATGGCCGGATGGTTTCAGGCGAATGGATTGACGTGATTCAGGGGATTGATTGGCTCCACTATCGGATGCAAAACAACATCTGGACCGCGCTCGTGAGCAACGAGAAGATCCCATACACAGACGATGGCATCTCGATCATCCTGAATCAGATCCGTGAGGCCCTGCGGACATCTCAGATCAGAGGGATCATCGCCTCTGCCCCTGAGTTTGAGATCACATCTCCTTTGGCATCTCAAGTTTCATCGAACGACAAGGGCAATCGTTTGCTTCCTGACATCACCTTTGAGGCGACTCTGTCGGGTGCGATCAACAAGACTCAGATCCGTGGACGTATCCTGATCTAACCCTCAACCTCAAAGCGATAGGAGCAAGAAGCAATGTTGAGAAGCTATGACCCCAAGAGCGTATCCATCATGGTCGGCACGCATATCGTGTCTGAGTATGAGGATGGAACTTTCATCAACGTGGAACGGAACAACGACACATGGGCGATCAAGAAAGGTGCATCGGGCGAGACGGCTCGCGCGAAAAGCAATGATCGCTCGGGTCGGATCACGATCACCCTGATGTCAACCTCCCCGTCGAATGATTTTCTGTCAGCCCTGGCGATCACAGATGAGCAGACCAACGCTGGCGTTGTTCCTGTTCTGATCCGTGAAGTCGGCGGCACGACCATCGTTGAAGCGACAGAGGCTTGGATCGTTCGCCCCTCTCCTTTCGAGAGATCGAAGACGGTCGGCGCGACGACATGGATCATTGAGTCTGGCGACATCCTGATGAACATCGGAAGCCTGCCAGCCAACGCCTAATTGAACATGATGTACGAGAGAAGCGGAAAGGACTTAAACCTATGCAGAAACCAAAGGATATTATCATCGACGGGAAAACCTACACGCTCGGTCATTGGGATGTGCCCAAGGCGATCGAGGTCTGGGCATGGCTTGTCGAGTCGCTGGGGCCTGGAGTCAAGGAAGCCTTCGAGAAGTTCCAAACACTTCAGAAGCCCCAGCCTTCTACTGATCCATCTCTGCCCGAGGCAACGAAAGAGGATCAGAGCATCAAGCTTGCCATCGAGGTCTTCGGCATCATCGTCGAGACTCTTCGCAAGAGTGTACCGCCAAAGGAGTATGCTGATCGCATGCTCTCCTTCTGTTCCGATGTGCTTGTCGATAACGCCAAGCTCAAGCCACAAGTCCATTTCCAGGGGAACCTGCTTCTGATGCACCGCGTTGTCGCAGAGGTCCTGAGGTATCAATACGCAGATTTTTTCGACGAGGCCCTGTCACTTTTAAGCAAGTGAGCATCGGGCGGGCATCATCAATCCCGCCCTTTGAACCAGGGCAGTTGAACATCAATTGGTTTATATGGCGACCTGTGATCAGAAAGGTCGCCACGTACACTGAGATCATGAAGTATTGGACGATCAAGGATCTGATGGACTGCCATGAAGCTTTGGATCTCCAGGATGCCGCCGACCAATACTATCATGACATGCAGAGGAAGCTGACCCAATCGTGAGAGAGGATCGAGATGTCCGCAACATTCGTTCGAGAGTTTCTGACCAGGTATTCATTTGATGTTCAAGAGGGTCCGATCAATCGAATGAATCGGGCGCTCAAGACAGCAGGCGATCGAATGAAAACCGCATTCGATCGCAAGCCGATTGATGCGAAGACGGGCAAGGTGATCGAGGCCGAGAAGGCTTTCAAGAACCTGAACAACGCAGCCGATGAAGTCGGCAGGAGCTTTCAGAAGATTGCCATCACCATGGCTGCGATTGGAGCTGCGGCGGGGGGGATCTTTCTTGTCGCCAAATCAACAGCGGACTTTGCTGACTCTGTGACCGACACGGCCAAGGCTCTCGGGGTCGGCACGCAGGAGCTTCAGCGTCTGAGATACGCTGCACAGATCGGCGGCGCATCGGTCGAAAAGATGGATCAGTCTCTGAAGTTTCTTGCAAAGAATGCTGTTGAAGCAGCCAAGGGCACAGGCTCACAGGCCGATGCTTTCAAGCTTCTCGGCGTCCGTGTCGTCGATGCCAATGGCAAAATGAAAACCTCCGAACAGCTCATCATCGAAAGCTCTGATGCCTTTGCCCGCATGAGAGATGGAGCAGAAAAAACATCCATTGCCTTGAACATCTTTGGTCGGGAAGGGGCTGGCATGTTGCCCTTCCTGAGCCAGGGCAGCGTTGCCATTCGAGCCATGATGCGAGAGGCCGAGCAGCTCGGCTATGTCCTCGATGAAGAGGCCCTGGTCGCCGCCGCCGACTTCAACGACAACATGGATCGGCTGAAGTTTGCCGCCACAGGGCTGAGAAATATTCTCGGCTCTGAGCTGATCCCGATCTTTCATGAGATCACGAGCGGCATCATCGAATGGGTCAAAGCCAATCGGGAGCTGATCAAGACAAGAGCCCAGGAGTGGGTTGCAGGTCTGGCCAAGGTGACGAAGTATGTGGCCAGCATATTCAAAGGACTCTTCTCTGTGCTCGATCGTGGGGCACAGATCTTTGGAGGATGGAACAGGGTAATCAAACTGCTGACCGTCTCGCTTCTTGCCTTTGCGGGTGCCAAGGTCCTCATCGGGATCGGCTCTCTTGCGCAGGCGCTCATTGGACTTGTGACCGGGATCAGAGCGGTCGGCGCTGCTGCGATGTGGACACAGATCAAGATCTTCGCAATCCCTCTGGCCATCGGGGCGGCGGTCGCGGCAGCGGCTCTGCTCATCGACGACATCATCACTTTCTTTACAGATCCCGAGGTCGAGACAGCGACAGGTCATTTCGTTGACTTCATCAAGGAGACATGGAATGCGGCCGTCCAATTCATCCAGGACTCGCTCGAAAGCATCAAGGGCTTCATGGTCGATGTGGGTGCCTCCATCATTGAGGACCTCGCCCAGCCGCTGGAGAAGGTGCTTATCCTGATCAATCGTGCGGTCAAAGGCTTTACCGGCTTTGATGTTCTGGAGTCGATTGGATGGAAGACAGGCGAGGAAGGGGTCAAGCAAAGGCGGTCGATGGTTCAGGGCGCTGCTGACTTCATCACATCTCCGATCGCCTCTTACGACACAGGCATGAGGGGCGGGTTCGCTCCATCCCCTGAGGTCCGCGCGGCGACCATCTCAAGTGCAGGCAAGGGCGGGACGACGATGATCGAGAACAAGGTCGAGATCAACGCCAATGGTCTGTCGGAACAGGCCGCCAAGGAGCTTGCAACCCAACAGTTCATGCAAAGCCAGAAAGAGCTTCTGCGCAAAGCCGGTAACAATTCGATACCCAAGAACAGGGAGTAAACGATGGCCGTTGGTGAATTCATCTTTGGCTATGAGGACAAGCTGTCTGCGATACAGAGCGGACTCTTTGGCTATGAGAAGAGACTGACCCGGATCGGCGAAAGCATCATCGTGGATGTCACAGAGGTATTGACCACAGATCTCGAAGCAGAGGTTACGAAGTGGCCTGTCGAGAGAAGTCAGGACATCTCGGACCACATCAAGCTTGGCCCTGTGAGGATTCAGATACAGGGCTTCATCTCGAACGCTCCGCTTGGGGGGATTGCAGGGGTCGCTCAATCCGTTGCGACAGGTGTCCTCTCTGGCTTCGGTGCACAGCTCGCCCAGAACACAAGGATAGGCGGAACCAGTCTTGTTGGTACAGGGCTCGGGACTGCTGTCGGCGCTCGCCTGGGTGGAGCTCTCGGCAATTATCTGAGGGGTCAGGACCCTGATGTCTCCTACCCACAGAAAGCCATGAAGGCGATGATTGATTGCTACAAGGATCGAAAGCCCTTCACCATTCGGACCTACTTCTACCCGAACGAGAATGAATCGAACATCTATACCAACATGGTCATCACCGCCCTGAGCTTTCCTCAGTCTGTCCAGACAGGCGATGGCCTGCCCTTCACCCTCTCAGCGGAAAGGATCGAGCTGGTCGATCTCGAACTCAAGGGGGTATCGGGGGAATTCATCAAGGGCTTTCTCGCGGGCAACTCGGCGCCACCGAAAGCGGACCTTGGCAAGCAGGGGACCAAGCCTGCCTCTGGGCCCGCCTCGGCCAAAGCCTCAGCCTTTCTTAATGTGATTCGTGGCGCGACAGGAGGACTTTAAAAGATGGCGACCCTTCAGCTTCCGGTCAGGAATGATCAGCCGGCCTATCGCTTCCAGCTCACGCTTGAGGCCCGCGTCTACTTCTTTGAATTCCGATTCAACACCCGCCAAGACAGATGGCTCATGGATGTCCTCGACGAGACACAGAGCCCGATACTTATGGGTGTACCCATACTAACCGGCCTGCCCATACTCGATGGCTATACCCGCGCGACCAGGCCACCTGGAACTTTCCTTGCCGTGGATCTCACAGGAGCGGAACGCAATGCCGATCGTGAATCATTCGGGGTCGATGTTGTTTTGCTGTACGTGGAATCAGAGAGCTGAGGGGAGAGCGAGAGGATGGCTGACTCAAAAATCATAACGGCAACCGGGCAGGGTTCGCAACCCCTGTTTTTGCGATCGGCTCAGATCGTGCTCCTGAACCTGCGCACAGCCCAGCGTCTGACTGTGGACAAGCTGCGCTTTAAGTTTCAGGTCGAGAGATCGGTCGGATCACAGACCAACCAAGGGTCTCTTGAGATCTATAACCTTTCAGAGCAGAGCCGAAACTTCTGCAACATCCCCCCCGAGAAGCCAGGGGTCGAGACAAAGAGAGGGCTGTTCGTCGAGCTGTCGGCTGGGTATCAGAACTTCACGCGCACGATCCTTACCGGCAATGCCAAGGGCGGATCTGAATACACAGGCCCCGACTGGATGACCAAGCTTGAGATCATCGACGGATACACCGCGCTCCGGACGACCACCATACAGAAATCATACGGCGCGGGCTTCTCGATGAATCGGGTCATCCTCGATGTGATCCAAAGCTTCGGCCTGCCTGTCGGCTATGTCAAGCCGGTACTGACAACCGATGTCGTCCGCACAGGTCTGACCCTCAATGGATTGAACAAGCGCATCCTCGATGACTTCGCAGCCACGTATGGCTTCCGCTGGAGCGTGCAGAATGGAGCCATCAACGTCATCGACCGCTTCGGGGCTCTGCCCCAGCCTGCCGTGAACCTGACCCCGCGCACGGGGCTTATCGGCTCTCCTGTGAGAACAGACAAGGGTGTCAATTTTAAATGCCTGCTGATCCCTTTGATCGTTCCAGGGGGGAAGGTCCGGCTCGATCAGAACTCGGTCTTTACCGGGGAGCTGATCGTTCAGAAAGCAATCTATTCGGGAGACACGCATGGCGCCGAGTGGAACATTGATGTGGAGGCAACGACACCATGACGAGACAGGCCCATGAGACTCCCGAGCTGGTTGATGTGATCTCTGAGCTGATCGACGATCGCCTCAAGGATCTCGATGTCTGCTTTCCTGGCACGGTAAAAGCTGTGGATAAAACAAAGGGGTTGGTCGATGTGCAGTCAGACTTCAAGCGTCTGTACTGGGATCAGGATCAACCTGTCAACCCGCCTGTGATTCGTGGGGTCACGCTCTGGCAATACAGAGCCGGAACGGCACGCATGAATTTTCCGATCAAGGTCGGCGACAAGGTGATGTGCCTTTGCTCGCAGAGATCCCTCGACAAGTGGAAACAATCAGGGGCTCTCGATACCCCTGGCTCGACCCGGGTCCTTTCGATGTCGGATGCCATCGCCATACCTGGGCTCTACCCGATCCCTCAGGCATTCCCCATCGGCGACAACCTCACCCTGCAATACGGGGCGGCTCTGATCTCGCTCATCGAGAATAACGAGATCTCTCTGGAGGTCACCAAGGCCAAGGCCCGGCTGACGAAAGATGGAAAGTTCAGTTTCTCAAACGGGACCGTTGAGCTGATCGACATCACTATCCAGAGCCTGACAGCTCAGAATGCCCTCATTGATCTGATCAAACAGCTACAGGTCTCAACCTCTCTTGGGCCTTCGGGGACGCCGCTTCCTACAAACATAACGGCACTCGATCAGCAGAAGCAAACCAATCAGCAGCTCATCGACAAGCTGACTCAATTGAAACTGGGGTAGGGTATGGCTCTCGGATCAGACAACGATTGGCGCGCGGCTTTCGGGGAGATGCCCACTGTAGGAGATGACACCTGGAAGGCCAATCTTGCCGATACCATTGACGGGCTCGTGACGAATCTTCTCAGCTCGCCTGGGCTCTTAAATGAATCGGGTGAGCCTGCGGCCGTATTCACGTTTGGGAAGTCAGCGTTTCAGGCCGGGCTCTCAGGAAACACAGCCGCGGCGATCTCTTCGGCCATGCAAGCGGGGCTCACAGCATCGACTGCTGTTGTAGCCGCGCTCTCCTACACGACACCGAAGACGCCCGCTACAACCTTCTCAGCCGTGGCGACTTCGATCATAACCCCGGCTTCGATTGCTCTGGCCACAGCGAAGATCCTTCAGATAGCAGGCAAGGCAAACGTGGATGATCCCCTGGATAGTCTCGTGCCGCCTATCTTTCGTGAGGCATTCCTGCTTTTAAAATTGACGACGACAGGCAGCGATTCATCATCTCCGCCTGTGGCTTTGACTGATGCTGAAAGGGCAATGGGATGAACATACTGATCAATGATGCAACGGGTGACATCGACATCCAGCAGAACAATTGGGTGATGGTCCAGGGCACTGAAGAGATTTCCCAGATCATCAAGCAAAACCTGCAAACGGTTCTGGGCGAATGGTTCCTCGATTCCTCTCTCGGGCTTCCATGGTTTACCGAGATCTTTGAGAAGGGTCAGAGCCAGAAGAACATCGACACGATTTTCATCGACGAGATCGGGGCATGCCCTGGCGTGATCTCTCTGGTCAACTATTCGAGTCAGCTCACTGACAAGGCGAACCGTGTCCTCTCAATCGAGTTTCAAGCCTATACCGTTGAAGGTATTCTTGACTTCACATCCATCATCACTCCAACAGGGGGCGCGTAATGACTTTTGGTGTAACGCCAGAGGGCCTTGTTATAAAGAGGCTCGCGGACATCCAGACCGAGCTGAATGAAGACGCACGCGGGGTTTACGGGAACGCTGTCGATCTCGATCCCCGCAGGCCGTTCGGTCAATTCCTGGGGATCATGTCGGAACGATTTGCTCAGATCTGGGAACTCGTCGAGCAGGTCTATCTTGCCCGCTATCCTCGCACAGCCGAGGGCAAACAGTTCGATGATGTTGCATCATTCAATGGCCTTGTGAGACGCGCGGCGACCTTCTCAACCGTTGGTGTCCGTCTGTCGGGTACAGAGGGCACAGTCATTCCTCAGGGAACCAGGGCGTCTGTCGATGGAAACCCTGAGTCGATCTTTGAAACCGATGAAGAGTACACGATCGAGGCAGGCATCAACGAGATCCAGGAGATCATCTTTCCTGATGAACCTGTCGCGGGTGCCTTTACTCTTGTCTTTGGAGGCGAGGCAACATCGGCCATCCAATGGGATGATACAGCGGGCGACATCGAGGCCGCGCTGGAGGCCCTGTCTGGAGTCTCAGCGGTTACGGTGATTGGTAGTTTCTATTCCGGCTTTACCATCACCTTTACCGGGGCAGATGGACAGCAGCCGCAGAGCCTTATTTCTCTCGGCTCGAACACACTCAGCTCTGATGGCATCGCTGTCGGCGACATCATTCCGACCATCGCCAGGGTCCAGCTCGGTGTGCTTCCAGGGGTCGATGGAACGATGACCGCGCAGACATCGGGACCGATCCCGGCACCTGCTGGAAGTCTCACAGTCAGAGAGGACACGGTTTCAGGATGGGACAGCATTACGAACCCGCTCGATGCGGAGCAAGGCGAGATCGAGGAAACCGATGCTGCATTCAAGATTCGTAGGGCTCAGCAGATCGCGCTCGGCGCTCTCTGTACCCCGGATGCGATCAGGGCGAGGATGCTTGAGGTTGAGGGTGTCGAGTCTTGTGTCGTCTATATCAACAACACGGAGGCGACAGTCGATAGCCTCCCGCCAAAATCTGTTCGCGTCGTTCTGCTCGGCGGTGATCCTCTACCCATTGCAAGGCAGCTCTTTGCATCCGTGGCGGGCGGTATCAGAACTTATGGGGCACAGAGTCAGACCATCACGGATGACTCAGGCTTTCCGCAGATCCTTCGCTGGGACAATGCCGAAGAAGTTTCCATCTGGGTCGAGATCGACCTGACGATTGATCCTGAGGACTTCCCGCTCGATGGCGAGGATCAGATCATTGCAGCCATCCTCGCTTATGGTGAGGGACTTGGGACGGGCGATGATGTTATCGTCTACCCATATTTCATCTGTACTCTTGATGTGATCAGCCGGGGCATCCTGGATGCGGCCGTCAGGATCGGGACATCATCCGGCCCGACCCTTGACGACAACATAAGCATAGCGCCTGACGAGATCGCCCGCTTCGACAGCTCGCGGATAACGATCAACATCGCATCATCGTGAGGGCATCATGGCTGATTCAAAGATCACGAAAGTAACGACTCATGTCCAGGATGCCAAAGACAGACTGACCGGACAGTACAAGGGCAAGCCTCGCATCGAGGGCACCGTTGGACTTCTCGCAAAGCAGATCCAGGATCTTGAGGATGTGCTGACCGATCTCCTTGAGGCCGAGATCCTTGCGAATGCCCAGGGCGCGTTCCTCGATCAGCTTGGGGATCTTGTCGGTCAGGAGCGGGAAGGTTTACAGGATGACTTCTATCGCATCCTGATCGCTGTCAAGATCGTGAAGAACTTTAGCAAGGGTGAGCCTGATGCGATCATTCGGGCAACCCGTCTGATCTTTCAGGCGAGCGAAGTTCATTACATGAATCTTGGCGGCGCGAACGTGGGGCTGTATGTCAATGGCATTACCCCCGATGTGCCTTCATCGTTCATCTATTCCAATCTTCAGGAAGTGGCGGCAGCAGGGGTCAAGATCCTCTTTGTTGCTGTGGCTCCTCCTGACACAGATCCCGAAGATGTCTTTGCTTTCGATGGCGGCGAGACTGGGGGCGGCTTTGGCTCTCTCTCTGATCCCGACATCGGCGGCGCATGGTCAGGTCTTATTTAATCAACCCGAGCGAGGTTTTTGTTATGCCGATTTTCATCACCGAGGACAGGCCGTCAGCATTCAGTAACTGGGGTGATTCAAACACGACCCCTCTCGTTGACATCATCGAGCCGCCTAGCGGTCTTCAGCAGGCGACATGGCAGCCAGGACAGAAGCCGCCAGCGCCTTATCAAAACTGGCTGGAATATATCACGCAGAGATGGATCAAGAACCTCGATGAGAGGGCTCCACGGATTCAGGAATACAACTACTTCATCGGCGACTTCTCGGGGGCTCACTATGCAGATCTTGAGACATGCCTTGCCGCGATCAGCAGCGGTGCCCGGATACTCTTTGTCGGCAGCAACTCGAACCTGTTCCTGAGCAACACGATCACCATTCCTTTCAAGGTCGAGATCGACTTTCTGTTCACGACTTTCTACAAGTCGAACTTCGCCTTGACTCGGGCCATTATCATCAATGGCGATGATGTCGTCC